TGAATAGATACAAAAATAAAAAAACCACCTATTAAATAGATGGTCTCTTGAAATATATTTGATTTAGTAATAGTTATATGATTTAATTTAATAAAAGTTTAGATACTTATTAAAACATATATCGCATATGATATAACTGCTGCAGATATTAATAATTGAACAAATGCTAAAGGGTTCTCGTTTTGATTGTTTTTGTTTTCCATTTTTATATTTATTTATTTAGTTACAATTTATTGAATGTTATTTCTATAATAATCTTTTATTAAATTATTTAATAATCTAATTTGTGATACTTCATTTTTAAAATCTTTTATTAAAACTTCTGTTGGATACAAATCATCACAATGCTCATATACATATAATTTTAAATCATATCCCAACTCTCTCATCACCATAAAGCCAGATTTATTATTGAAGTTTATAATCCACTCCCATTTGAAATCAGCAATTGATAATTCAAATCCATCTTGTGATACATACTTTTTATAAAAATCACTATCTCTAAACGCTTTTGAAAATATATTCAATAAATCAGTTGATACAATTGTTTTATCAACATTTGGGTTCATCACTACAAAGTTAAAGTTTTCCATTTTTTAAGTTTTAATTGTTATTTGTATATCCTTTCAACAAATATAAGGAACTTATTCTAATCTACCAAATATTTATTTAATAAAATTTCATATTCCTTCATATAATATATGTTCTATTATTATATCAAACTCTCTATCACTGAATTTTCCTGAATATGGTTCAATTCTTGTTCCCCAATCATCATAGGAAAAATATACTATATCTTTTCTATCTCCATATGAAACTTCAAACTTCTTATATATGAATGAACCTTCTTGTCGGTTTGATATCAACTCTAAACTTAATCCCTTTCTAAAATCTTCTGCTTTCATAATCTTTATCTTTTAGTGTTTGTTTAACAAAGATAAGGAACTTATTCTAATCTACAAGCATTATTTTCATTTATTTTTATTTATTTAAAGGGGGAGTGTGGATTATTTAATATATAAAAATAAAAATCCATATGAAATGTAATAAATGTTTAGAAGAAAAAGATTTAAATCTATTTGATACTTATAGAAAAACTTGTAGAAGATGTAGAAATTCAAAAAATTCACAATCTTATCTTAGTAAGGAAGGTAATTTAGAAAAAATGAGAGAGTATCGTAAAGAATATCAAAAAAAACACAGAGAGGATAATCCATATTATAAATTATATTGTCAGTGTGTATGGCAATTAAAGAATAGAATTAAATCAAATAAAACAAATGATTTGAAATTATATTTAGAAAATTTATTTACTGAAGAAATGAATTGGGAAAATTATGGTTCATATTGGGAGATAGACCATATCAATTCAGCAACAAGGATGGCAAAAGCTGGTTATACTATTGATGAGATAAATAAACTTGGTAATTTAAGACCAATGATTGTTATAGAAAATAGACAAAGAAGAAAAAAAGAACAAGGTGAATATAACTAAATCGTAAAAAACCACCTAAAATCATATCAAATCCACACTTGCCAAAAGTTGATTTCTATACTTAATAAATATAATATAAAAAAAAAGAACAAACTATGAATAAATTTAAAAATGACCTAAAAAAAGGTGAAGCAGGTGAAGATGTGATAGGAGACTATTTCATAGAAAAGGGATATCAAATCCAAAAAAACTTAAATAAAAATGGAGACTTTGATATTAAACTTAAAAAAAATAATAAAATAATTTCATTAGAGGTAAAAACAGATGAATATTATCAAAAAAAGAGAACTAATAACATGGTGTTTGAAGTTAGTTGCAGTGGCAAACCATCAGGTTTAAACTCTACAAAAGCCGATTACTATGTCTATTACTTTCCAGAAGAGAAGATAGCTTATATGGCTTCTCCATCAAAAATAAAGGCTATAATTGGACAATGTTACACAGTAATGGGTGGTGATAAAAAAGCATCTAAACTATATTTAGTTGATAGAACCGAATGGGAAAAAGAATTTAAAATCATTAAAATTGATTAAACAAATATAAAAAAATAAAATATAAAATTATGGAATATACACATTTAGAATTAGAGAATTACGAAAATTACCTTAACTTTGTTAGAAGAAAGATGATTGACGATTTGGATTTAGAAGTCAGTGATATAATGGATATTAATATAAATAATATAATGCCCTATACACAACCAGGACCAGATTATCCAAAAAATAAAAGCAAATGGCATTTCACATGCTTTAACGAACATCATAAAAGGAAGGACAGAATTAAGGAGAAGGGTACATCCACGGTCATTTTATCCAGAATGGCTTGGGGATTTAGTTATGATGCAATATCATATGACGTTTGGATGAGAATGGTATTACAAGAGGAGAGAAATAGAAAAATTAGCCAACTTGGATTATGAGCAGACTATCAGATATAAACTTAGATGAGATATTAAAAAACATTGAGGAGAGAAAACCTTATGTCGATAGATATTACAAAGAGTTTGGAAAAAAACCACAATGGATAAATAAATTAGATGAAATGCCATATTTTGAGGAGTGGATGATTGCAGAAAAACGAAACGATAAATTAAATCAATTAGGATTATGATAACAGAAAGATTAAAACAGAGAGTAATAGATTTCATTGATGATACTATTCAAAGAAAGATTAGAAAAGAACACCTTAAAAAACTTAATAATTTAAGAGATAAATATATATTTAAAGATATATCTACCAATGAAGTAATTGAAGATATAAAATATATATTGATTATTGAAAATATAAAGGAAGGAGACTAATCTTTATATATACTTAGACTAAATTTTATTCTTTTTACCCCACCCTTAAACAAGGTGGGTTTTTTGTTTATATTTATTATACCACTCAAATAAACCAACCAACATAGCATTAAAAGACTTTTCATAATTATCCACATTTATATTCATATGTGGTAAGGTGGTTCTTTCTGGATAGACCTTGTCATATATATCAATCAATCTATATACTTCAACAGCATCAACATAATATAGTTTAGCCTTTAATCTCTTTAGATAAATATCTAACTCTTCTAAAACCTCTGCTTTGGTTGCACCAATTCTTGTTACCTTTTTTAATTTGGTTAATTCCTTCTTTTTAAGCATATAGTTTTCAGCCTCAACTCTATTATCAAATCCCATTTTTATAAAATAGTGTCTCCTATGTGAACACTTTTTAGAACAACATTTAGTATCAGAACGTTTAGCCTCAAAATAATCATCACATACAGCACAAATCTTTATCATAGAACTTATATTATTATATATAGAATTGTTCTATAAAAAAAACAGAGAATTATGAATTATGTATATGAAATAATTATTGATGGAGTTAGAAGATATATTGGAATGACCAATGATATAAAGAGACGTCAATCACAACACAGGAGAGATTTAAAAACTAAAGACAAGTATTTATATAAGATGGTAAGAGAAAGTTCACCAGAAACGATTATAATACTAAACATAGTTAAGGAATTTGAAAATAAAGGTGATTGTTCAAGATGGGAATGTAAAATGATTTTGGATGATTATTTTAATGAACGCCTTCTATGGCAGGCATTCCCAGTTAGCATGAAATATTTTTAAAACTTTCTAGCTATTGATGGCAACATTCTATGAACATCTGGGTTATTATCATAAAATATATCCAACCCCAATTCTTTAATCTTTTCAACTTTATTTTGATTTGAACCAGTAAAAAACACCCTACTTCTCGGAACACCCAATCTATCACTAATTCTAAAAACATCTGGTGATGGATGATTTCTTGCAGTAATAATATACATAGTACCACTTAAACTCTTAAATAAATTCTGTCCTCTTGTTGTTGATATTGTACCATCAAAATCCCAACCAATCTTTTTAACTGCCAGAAGTGATTTAAATCTTTTTAATCTTTCTAAACCTTCATTTTTTGGAAAGTCTCCACCAGTTATAGCAATTCCCTGAGCAATTGCTTTTTTCTTACCTTCTTTTCCAGAATAACAGGTTCCAGTATCACCATACTTCCATCCATCTTCTCCATTAATTGTACACGATTTTATTGGCATATCTATTATTTTTTTTCTTCAAGACCAGTAATGTCTTTTTTAATATCTTTATATTTTCCAATAGCCTCTTTTGCTATAATCCATATAGAACGATTTCCCATCTTCATTGAAGTTTCATCAATTGATTTGGTCTCAATATAACACCACAATATAGTTACAGATTTTGATAATAAAAACTCAATCCCGAATAATGAACCTCCAAATATAAATTTATCAATTAAAAAAAGAACTACAATAGAACCTGCATAGAAAAAAGTCTTTATTACTATGTTGAATAAATAATTGCTCTTAAAGGACTTTAATCCCCTCTTTTTAATAGTATAATAAAGACCGTAGATGGTATCAATGGCCACAAATAATGTAATGATAAGGATTAACATTTTAACTGGTGTTAGAAGTGTTAATATTGATAATAAAAATAAACTTAAAGTCTTCATAGTGGTTATATTATTTTAATCTTTCAACAAAGTTTAAGAACCAAGAGTGTCTACATTTAGGTTCAATAACTCCATCATTATTCCAAAAACCACCAGAGTATTCAAAAACTGATAGTTCAAATCCATTTGACATTTTATCAATATCTTGTCTAAGATACATTTTATTCGCATCAATTATATGAACACAAAAATCACGTGATGTGTCTAATAATTTAGGTCCAGATAATTCCTCTCTTAAATCATAATTATATCTAATCTCATATTTATCACCAAAAGTTGGTCTTGAAACAATTTGACTTTTCTTTGGTCTCTTTCCAGGAACTCCCCACTTTATAGCGAGACTATAATCTTGAATATCATTATAACTCATCTCTTTTCTATCAATTATTCTAAAGTTTTCAGCAGGCTCACCTAATTCACTTAATAATTTTATATGTTTAGCGAGTTTGATGGCCTTATTTTCTTTATTAATTGACCTTTTTATATTATCTAAATTGTCTATACACATAATTAATAATGATTTCCTGGCTGAGAACCGTTCGGTCCGTATCGGTATCTGTTTAATCTTAAATTTTCCTTACCTCTTGTATCAATATAAATATCACTATCATATGGATTATTAAAGTTTGGATAAATTTGGTTTCTCGGATTTGTATCATTTGTATAAAGTGGAAAATCTGTTAAGAATTGGATTAAAAACTCTTGAACCCTCTTTTCATAATATTCAGCCCTGTTGTTTAACTCATTTCTAAGATACTTCATATCATCTAATGTAGCCGATTGAGCAAACTCATCATTTAGTCTTACAACTCCTTTTGAACGGATTTTTATACCTAAGAATGGTATAGCACACCATGTGGCTCTATAAGCCAATGCTTGTTTTAATATATCGAATAATTCAGTCTCAATAGGAGATAAAGTATTATTGATAAATTTTGTGTTAATATCTTCATATAGGTTTTTTCCCAACAACTCTCTTATATTAATATAAGTTGCAGTTTCTATATGTGATGATATTTCATGAACATCTATATTCGTTGATATAGGTGTTATTTGTTTTAGGAATGCTTGGTTAATCCACGGAACATATGCCATAATTATTTATTTATTTTTATATTATAAAAGGGTTTAATTTGAAATTAACACTATATCCATTTAACATTAATATCTCATTTATTGCTGCTTCAAATATCTTTTGGTCTGGACGGATTACAAACTTTTCAAAACATTTAACCTTAGTTTCAAAATCACTTGAACCCAATTGACCTGGATAAGCAATCCCGAATAATTCTGTTGTTGTTACTCTTGAACCAGTTAATATCTTTTGTGTTATCTGTTCAGCTAAAACTGTATATTGTTTATCCATATTGGAAACTTCCATAGGTGTGATTTCAGGTGATAATTCTTTTCCATCACTAAAAACTGCTAAGAACTTTGAACCTTTTGTACCAGTATATGCTCTTCTCATTCCACCAACTATATTATCTCTTTCTTCTTGATTACCTGGTTTTTGAAAAAACTTAACAACAACTGATGGTGAAAATCCATTTTCAATTAAGTTTCTATAATATACTCCACATTGTGCTTCCAAAGCAACCCAATCAATTGCTCCGATGAACCCTGGCTCACCATAATATTCATTTGATATCATTTCACCTGGAACATATAGAAGTTGTCTGTGGTCTTCTTTATTTCTTTTATCTAAAGCTTTGATACAAGATATTTCCTCTCTTCTATCACTCCAATCTCTTTTATAAAACCATTCTTCAACAACTCCGTCTTCAAACTTACCACTTCTTAATTTAGAAGCATCAACTCTATTAACTTCAACCACTCTTGAAAAGTCTAAACTCCATATAATTTCAAAAGCCATTGCTCCCATATATTGGAAGTCCAATGATAGGGCATTAAAATCCTTTTCTAATCTACCAACAATTTTTATAATGTTAATTTTATCAGCCTCTGTTAAAAAAGTATCATCATAAGTATATCCTTCACCAACCACCATCAATGATTTTGTTTTAACAATGGCGTTGTGCGTTGGTGATGAACTATACAAATCTTTTAAGAATTCTGGATATAGATTATCAACTCCATATTCAACATAAACTTTATTTCTACTCTCTTTAATTTTTGGTAAATCAACCATTATTGATAATGATATTATATCATTTGTTAGGGGTTTAATCACCTCAGCTTTAACCGATTGGGGTTCTACTTTTTTTGATAAATTATATCCAAATAATTCCATATTTTTATTTATTTTTTATTGTAAAATTATTCTACCTTTTTCTAAAATGGTTCCACCATAATATACTATTGGTTCTTGACCAACTGGTTTTTCACCATTCATAGCCCAGATTTCATAATTATATTGTCCTCTATCCTTTAAAACTAAAATAGTATTATCATAATTTGATGTTTCAACCCATAACATATCATTAAAAGCCCCAATAGTCACATCCGAACATACAAACCAATTCGTACCATCATAAGAACCAATAAAAGGTGATGCATCTCTCGGGGTTGCAACAAACATATTTAAGACTGGAGACCAATCAATTGCTGCCCAATTTCCATCAATTGGACTTTCTCTTCTTGTCCAATCAACTCCATTTGGTGATGTTGATATAGTATCAGTTGCTACAATATCTGGATGATAACCAATCGCAACAATTAATGGATTTGATGGTTTTCCACCATAAGCAAAATCAAAAAATCCACAATTTGAACCACCTGAATTAATATAAACTGGAAACCAACTTACTCCATCATGTGATATTTGACTATCATCATAACCTCTTAAAAGAAGGTATAAATCCAATTCTTTAATCCATTTTATATAATTATTTGAACCAGCTGGTAAATCACTTGATTGTGTTGCCCAATTTATACCATCACTTGATGAATAAATATAGTTTGAACCTAAGTATATCCATATATCCAATTCTTTTGACCAGCATGATACAATGTTAGCGCCAAACGGTTCATACGGAATTGGGTAGGATGCTGTTGTCCAACTTATAGCACCATCATCCGACCAACAAAAATCATTTGGACCAGGTTGACCACCACCATCAAAAGCAATAACTCTATCATGTTTTGGAGAATAACTTAATTGATTTCCTAAATCAAACGGCGTATATGTTGAAGTATATGTTTCATATGGATTATCAGTCCACTCACTATTAGAAAATGCATAAGATGTTGATAATAATCTTTTTCTCTCACTTAAATAGGTCAATTTTATTTCATTTCCAGTTGCTGCTGAATGTGTTACCCAATCAAATCCATTAGATGAATTCCATGCAAATCCATTTTCATTCATAGCAACAAAAACTCCATCATCTATACCAGACCACGTACCAACATTTAATTCAAACTTATCATATCTTCTTACATCAGGAGATATATTCTCACCCAATATACATAGACTTTGAACATTAATATCCATATTATCAACAACCCTCAATATATAATAGTCACCACTACCCTTTTCGTTAATAGTTACATAAATATCGTTTGGTCCTTCATTTAATCTTATCATATCTTAAATATAATTTTATCATATTTTGTTTATTAAATAAAAAAACCACCCAGAAAGAGTGGTTAAAAAACTTTATATTTGTTTTTTATAGTGGATTTCCCATCCCTTCATCATTTAGAACAACCTTTTCAGCAGTTTTAATTGCATCATTCCTTTTTCTCTCATCTAAAATCTTTCTTAACATTTCAATTTCACTTTTCATTTTATCCATTTCATTGTATGCTGATTTTAATCTTGCATTCCATTCTTTGTTTTCTTTTTCAAGTTTATTGATTTGTTCCAATAAAACATCGGCCTCTTTATTTAAAGAAGATATTGTTTCTTTATTATCATTATCTTCATCAGCTATTAAATAGGATACTAATTTTTCATTATTATCCAACATATTTGATAAAGTTTCACTATCTCTATTGAATATAACTTTTTCATAAAGAACACCTCCAATTTTAATATCTTTATTTCTTAATTCTTCTTTGATTTTATATCTACCACCAGCTCTAACTGGAGCAACATTTGTATTTTCGTCCATTTTGTTAATTATTTTATATAAAAAAAGGTGAAGATATTTCCTCACCTTTTCTTTTAAGTTAATTTCTATTATACGATTGAACCGATGATAGTTGGGTCAACTTGATACATTTGAATAGCTTCCATCGCAGTTAAAGTGATAGTATATCCATTAGCATCAGCTTTTGCTGTACCTGAACCACCTTCAATTCCTGATACATAAGAACCTTCATCTAACCCGGAGAACCAATACAGCCCGTTACTATCAAGAGCTATGATGCAGAGAGATTTTTGTCCATCAGTTAATTCTTCGATAGCATTTCTTTTGATAGTTTCTCTTCTTGAAAGGACAACCGTTACAATTTGATTGAAAAAAGTTGTTCCTGCTTTCAAATCAATTGCAACTGTCTCAACGAAGTTACATACGTTTTTATTTGTTTGAAATTCATAGAATAACGCTGGACCAGCCATTGTTATACCAGTAATCCAATCACCACCTGTACCAGCACCAACGGTATAAGAAGAAACATTTTCAAAATCTGTAATGAAAATTTTATTCAATCCACCTGCATTAGTATCACATGATTTATTTAATCCTGTTGTTAAAGCATTACATATTGCCATAATATTTATTTTTAGTTTTATTAAACCCCCTAATTAAAGAGGGTTTATATTAATTTTATTTAGTGATAGAAAACAACTTCCGAACCAAAGATATAACCTTGTCCTAATTTGAATTCACCAATCATTCTTACAACTGGTACTCCAGTTACAGATTTTTGTGGTAAAATTTGGATATCTTCAAAATCACTCATTAAATCTGTTAAAAGAACTAAGTTAGATAATTTTGTAGCAACCATCATATCTTCAGGTAAACCTTTAACTTCCAAAATTCTTACATTTAAGAAAGAAAGTTCAGTATAGTTTTGCATGAAGTATGCTTCAGCAGATGCAGCAGCTAATGCTTGTCTGTAAAATCTAAAAGCAGTTGATGGAAGTAAAATTCTCATATCATCAGCATCTAATAATTGAGGAAGAATAACATCATAAACTTTTCCAATTTCAGCGATGATGTTTGTAGCGTCTAAAACAACTCCAACAACATCAACAACAGCAGCGTCATTTTCTAATTGAAGGATAATCCCATCTTGAGCACCAGCGATGTTATTTGGATAGAATGGAAAACCAGGGTGGTTAGATTTCCAAACCATTTGTTCTGTATCAGCAGATACTTTTTTAGCAACTTGGTCTAACAAGAAGTTTTCAACTGTTGGTGGTACAATCTCATCAGAGTTTGAACCTGGTCTCAACAATAAAGATAAATAATTAACTTCGAAAGTTCTTTGGCAATATTCTAAGTTAATTTTGATAGGTGATACTTCAAAAGCTTTTTGACTTAAAGTACCTTCACCTTGTGATGAGAATGAACAATCAGCATCATTTAAGATATCACCGATAGACAATTCACCTAATTTGATTTTTGATTTAACATTTGGAATTAACTTGAAACTCTCTTTAGAAGTTCCAGTTAAAAGTGCTTCTGCGTAAAATCCCTCAGCATCTATACCAGTAAAAACTGTATTGTCTACGAAATTTAATTTGAAATCATTTTTTTTCATAATTTTATTTTGTTTTTATTTTTATACATTAAGTATAATAGTTAATTAATTTGTATATTATTTCCTTTTGAAAAAACTAATTTTCTCCATCATAATATCATTTTGAGCCTGTCTTTTAATTTCACTATCAGTCTTTTTAGTTACAGAAGGAGCACCAGCAGATAATGATAGTTTTTCCAACTTCGCTTCAAGTTCAGTAATTTTAGCCATTTCAGTTGATGTTGTTTCTTCTTCAATAGTTTCAACATTTTCTAATTTGTCTAATCTTGATGATAGTTCAGCAATAACGCCTCTCAATTCTTC